CCCGTAACACCGGCTACTCCAGCATAAAGATAAATAATAATATGAAACTAGTTGAGATGTTTGATCCTCCCATATCAGGTTATCAGGATGTAAATCAGGATAACAGCAAGCCTGTATGGAAAACATCCAGAAAGACTAAACTGACTCTCAAACAGATCAGAAAATTGCGTAAGATGCTAGATGTTCGCAACTATGAAAAGAAAGAACATCTTAAAAAAGTCCGTGAACAATACGGCGCAGCCAATCAGCCGGCTGAAGCCTCAGCCTAATTTTGAAAATTTCCCTTCAAAATAACTTGTTTTAGCCTAAAACGCAAAAAATAAGTACTTATTGAGTAGTTTTTATAACTACGCACTAAATAATTCTACAAAGCCATTTATATCCAGGAGAAACAACAATGGAAAACAAGAAATACGAACAGCTTATTGACCTCATCATCAATGAGCAAGAAGATAAAGCCCGCGAACTATTCCACGAGATCGTTGTTGAAAAGTCACGCGAAATCTATGAGTCAATCATGGACGAAGAAATGATGGGCGAAATGGACGACGAAATGGTTGGTGAAGTAGGCCAATTAATGTCAGAAATTGATGCCGAAGAGTCAGGTGTTGTTGAAGACGAAGAAGACGATGCAGACATCAAGTTTGATGATGAAGCCGAAGAAGACGGCGAAGAAGTAACTCACGACCTAGAAGCAGGTCATGACGAAGAACCAAAGACTGTCGATGATGTAAAAGACAAGTTTGAAGAATTACTTGCTGACTTTGAGCGCATCCTAGATGGCGGCGAAGACAGCGAAGAAGTTGAAGTAGATGCTGAAGTCGGCGATGAAGAAGCAATGATGGAAGCAGTACAATTACAAAAAGTACCAGGTCTATACGACAGCAAGATTGGCGGTGATGATGGCGCTCAAACAAAAAGCCCAGCATTGAATAAGCCAAAAATCGAAGCGGCAGGTGTTAAGCCAGTTAATTTCTCAGCAGGCGGAGACCTAAAGCAGAGCGGCGGTCCAGTAAAGGCAAGCAACTATGGTACTAAGGGTGAAGGTGATTTGATTGGTGATGTTGCTAACACACCAGGCATGAAGAAGGCACCAGCACTCAAGGCAGCACCTAAGCCAGTGACATCACAGGCATCAGGTGTTAACACTAAGAGCCCAGTGAGCAAGGGCTAATAAAAGGTAACTTGGAGTACAATGGCTTTGTATCTAAGAGAACACTTAACGTTCGATAGAGCGAACATGATCGTTGAATCCGTTAAGGAGGAAGGCGATCTGAAGACCCTCTATATGAAGGGTATCTTCATTCAGGGTGGGGTAAAGAACGCCAATGAGCGTGTTTACCCCGTTTCTGAAATTGAAAACGCAGTTGATACGTTGAATAAACAAATTCAAGAAGGTTACTCAGTTCTAGGTGAAGTAGATCACCCAGATGATTTAAAGATTAATCTAGACCGTGTCAGTCATATGATCACAAGCATGTGGATGGATGGCGCAAACGGTTTCGGAAAATTAAAGATTCTACCAACGCCAATGGGTCAGTTAGTAAAGACAATGTTGGAGAGTGGAGTGAAACTAGGCGTTTCAAGTCGTGGATCAGGTAATGTGAACGACATGGACGGCAAAGTGAGTGATTTTGAAATAATCACAGTTGACATCGTTGCACAACCTAGCGCACCTAATGCATATCCCAAAGCAATATACGAAAGCCTCATGAATATGAAGCATGGTCATAAAGTATTGGAAATCGCAAGGGACGCAAGAGGCAACAAAAAGGTACAAAGTTATTTAGGTGAGGAAGTAAAACGCCTCATCAAAGAACTTAAATTAAAATAATAGGGGATATGAGCATGTTAGATGCTATCAAACCATTACTAGAGAGTGGTCTAATCAATGAAGAAGTTTCAGGCGAAATTCAAAAGGTCTGGGAATCAAAGTTGACTGAAGCCCGCGATCAAGTTCGTGCCGAACTACGCGAAGAATTCGCTAACCGTTACGAACATGACCGTACTGTGATGGTAGAGGCCCTTGATAAGATGATAACAGAGAGTCTTTCAGGTGAGATTGCAGAATTTCACGAAGAAAGAAAATCTCTTAATGAAGACCGCGTAAAGGCTAAGGTTAAAATGCATGAAAATGCTGCCAAGTTTAATGAGTTCATGGTAACAAAATTATCAGAAGAAATCAAAGAACTACGCAATGATCGTAAAGCCCAGATGGAGAATCAACAAAAGATTGAGCAATTCGTTGTACATGCTCTTGCAAAAGAGATCAAAGAATTTTCTCAAGATAAACAAGCAGTTGTTGAGGCTCGTGTCAAGTTGGTCGCAGAAGGTCGTGAGAAACTTGAAACACTCAAGCAACGTTTCGTTGCTGAAAGTGCCAAGAGAGTTAGCGCCGCTGTTGCATCTCAATTGAAGGGTGAACTATCACAACTCAAAGAAGATATTAAAACAGCCCGTGAAAACAACTTTGGACGTAAATTGTATGAAGCATTCGCTAGCGAATATTCAGTAACTTATCTAAACGATAAGGCTGAATCACGCAAGTTAGTAGCAACAATTAAAGCCAAAGAGCAAGCATTGGCTGAGGCTAAACAACAGGCTGAAGAAGCCCAGAAATTAGTCGAATCAAAGGATCGTGAAGTTAGAATCATTAAGGAATCTACTCAGCGTGAAAAGGAAATGGAAAAACTTCTATCTCCTTTAAACAAAGAGAAGGCCGAAGTGATGAAGGCTTTACTTGAAAGCGTACAGACACCAAAATTGAAGTCCGCTTTCGAAAAGTATCTACCAGCCGTTCTTAACACAGGTTCAGAGAAGACAGGCGCTAAAACTGCCTTAACTGAAAGTGTTATCAAAGAAGTAACTGGTGATAAAGAAACTGCCAATAAGAAAATTGAAGAAGATCCAGCTGTTAGAAACAACTTGATCGATTTCAAGCGTCTGGCAGGGCTTAAGTAAGACATATTAGGAGATAATTAAAATGTCAAAAGTACTCTTAGAAAGCCGTTGGGACGAGACCAAAGAGGCCCTACTAGAAGGCTTGAAAGGCACTCGCCGCTCAACAATGGGTGTTATTTTAGAAAACACCAAGAAGCAGTTGCTCGCAGAATCTACTGCAGGCACTACAACTGCTGGTAATATCGCAACTTTAAATCGCGTTATTCTTCCAGTGATTCGTCGTGTTATGCCAACTGTTATCGCTAACGAACTAGTCGGCGTTCAGCCAATGACTGGTCCAGTTGGTCAGATCCACACATTGCGTGTACGTTATGCTAACAGCTTGCAAGATAACTCAGCAGCTGCTACAAGCGTAACAGCAGGTGAAGAAGCATTGAGCCCATTCAAAATTGCTCAGGCTTATTCTCGCGTACCATCAGGCATCAACACTACCAATTATTATACTGGTAATGATACTGCTGCCCTTGAAGGTAACGGTGGTAAGCAGATCAGCGTGCAGATTCTACGTCAGGCTGTTGAAGCCAAGTCACGTAAGTTGCAAGCACGTTGGACATTTGAAGCCGCTCAGGACGCACAGTCACAACACGGTATCGACATCGAAGCAGAAATTATGGCTGCATTAGCACAAGAAATTACTGCTGAAATCGACCAAGAAATCTTGTTGTCATTGCGTACTCTTGCTTCAACAGAGTTCACATACAACCAAGCAACAGTATCAGGTACTGCTACATACGTTGGTGACGAACATGCCGCATTGGCAGTTCTAATCAACCGTGTTGCTAACTTGATTGCACAGCGCACACGCCGCGGTGCAGGTAACTGGGCAGTTGTAAGTTCAGCATCATTGACTGTTCTACAGTCAGCAACAACTTCAGCATTCGCAAGAACAACTGAAGGTACATTCGAAGCCCCAACTAACACTAAGTTCGTTGGTACATTGAATGGTGCAATGCGCGTATTCGTTGACTCATATGCCCCAGATACACAGGCTGTATTAGTAGGCTATAAGGGTTCAAGTGAGACTGACGCAGCTGCATTCTACTGCCCATACATTCCATTGATGAGCAGTGGTGTTGTTCTAGATCCATCATCATTCGAACCAGTCGTGTCATTTATGACTCGTTATGGTTACATCGAATTAACTAACACAGCATCATCTTTCGGTAATGCTGCTGACTACGTTGGTGAGATCGCGGTTCAGAACCTAACATTCCAATAATCAAATCTTCTTTCGGGATGGGAAGAACAATCAGGGGACTTCGGTCCCCTTTTTGTTGGGTATAAATAAACTATGATTGCAATATTATATACCCTCATAGTAACACATATAACAATACTATGTGTCACACTATATCTACATAGAAGTCAGGCCCATAAATCAATAACATTTCATCCAGCAGTATCTCATTTTATGAGATTCTGGTTATGGTTGACGACAGGTATGCTCACCAAAGATTGGGTAGCCGTACATAGAAAACATCATAGCGCAACTGACAGACCTAAAGATCCTCATAGTCCTCATATACATGGTATATGGAAAGTTTTATTCGGTGGCGCATTCTTATACCATGAAGCAAGCAAGGACAGAACTATGGTCGAGACTTATGGTAAAGGAACACCTGACGATTGGATAGAAAGAAATCTATATACCGCTTATCCATGGCTAGGAATTACTTTACTATTGTTTGTAAATTTATTTTGGTTTTCCTATTGGGGTCTAATCATTTGGGCGATACAGATGATCTGGATACCGTTTTGGGCCGCCGGAGTGATCAATGGTATAGGACATTACTGGGGATATAGGAACGGCAGATCCGGAGAACGTTCTAAGAATATTGCTCCTTGGGGTATATTGATAGGTGGTGAAGAATTACACAATAATCATCATCTCGACCCTGCTAGTCCTAAATTGAGCCGTCTTTGGTTCGAATTTGATATAGGTTGGATGTACTTTAATATATTAAAGTTTTTTAAATTAGCATCCATAAAGACTTAACGAATGCGTATGTCTGCATCGACAGTCATATTCATGACGGACTTGCGACCTTTCTTTAATCGTTTTTGAAATAACCTAGCGCAGTTAGCACATAACGTTTTTAAGTTACTTTCTTTTGTGTTCTTTTTGTTGCCGTCTTTGAACACAATATCCATCTGACACTTATCAGTAGCCTTAAATCCGCAAAACTCGCACTTCATTTGCTTGTTTTGTAGGTACTTGTGTTTTTCGCTATACAATATCTTGCTACAATCTATACAATACTTGTGCCATTTTTTGAATCCTAACTTGCTTATGCCGTTGGGTTTGGCGGGAACGATACCGCAATGAGTACATATAGGTCTAGATTTTTGTTTAGTAAGCATACAGTTATTTAGAAAAAAGTTCTAATTGGATCTTTTTAAGTAGGTTACTATTTACATATTGCGATAAATATTAGAATATGGAACTCAATAGTAATGTCATCAGCCACACCATTTAATGCGTTAGGCGGTTATTCAGTAGGAATACCGCCGGAAGTAGTCATTGACGATACCGGTAATGTTGTCAATAACGTTAACGCACCTAACAGTAATGTCACCGCTAATCGTGTTTTTGCTAATGCATATTTTTATGCTAATGGCTCTCCTTTAAGCATAGGTGCGTCAGGCTCTAACACACAAGTACAATATAACAACAATGGTTTATTGGGCGCAAGTTCAGCATTTACATTCAATAGTTCTACAAATCTATTAACAGTAACGAATTTACAAGTAGGAAATAGAGCCAATCTAGGCAATGTATCAAACGTTGCTATCTTAGGCGGTACTAATGGCTATTTCTTACAAACAGATGGTGCAGGTAATCTAACATGGGCACCTGCAGGTAACGGTGGAAATACAGGTAATGGTATTCCCGGTGGTGCGAATACTCAAGTTCAGTTTAATGACGCAGGTCAGTTCGGTGGTGACGCAGGATTCACTTATAATAAGGTAAGTAATACTCTCAGCATAGCAAATACTATAGCCGCTGGTAATGCGATTACTGGTGTAAACTTATCAGTAACAGATGCTACGATCTATAATACACTATCAGTAACAGATGTTATAGCATCAAACATCACACTATCAGCCAACATAACAAATGCTAACTGGATCAATGCTAGTTATTTTGCAGGTAATGGACATAATCTATTTGGCTTAGTGGGCGCTAACGTCACAGGTCAAGTTAGTTTTGCTAACGTAGCAAACAACGTAGCAGGCGCAAATGTCAGTGGTCAAGTAGGATTTGCTAATGTTGCTAACAATGTAGCAGGTGCTAATGTTAGTGGTCAAGTAGCAAATGCGTTAGTTGCAGGCACTGTTTATACATCAGCACAACCAAACATCACAAGTGTAGGCAATCTAACAAGTTTAACTGTTGTTGGCAACACTACATTAGGAAATCAAGTTGTATCAAATTATTTTATCGGTAATCTATTTGGTACAGCCAATCTTGCAAGAAATGTAACACTAGCATCTCAACCTAACATCACTAGTGTTGGTACATTGACATCACTTACTGTAAGTGGTACTACGACATTAGGTAATAGTGTTACATCGAATTACTTTATTGGTAATTTATATGGAGTAGCAAATAGTGCTACTATAGCAAACACAGCCAATGTAGCAACATTTGCTAATACAGCAAACTTAGCCAATGCCGCTAACTTAGCAGGTACAGTTACAGTAAATGCTCAACCAAATATTACTAGTTTAGGTACACTTTCATCATTAAATGTTTCAGGTAATGTCACGGCTGCAAATTTTATAGGTAACTTTGTAGGTGACATATCCAATGCTAACTATGCTAATTTTGCAGGCACCATAGTAAATTCAGCACAGCCAAACATCACTAGTGTTGGAACGTTAACAGGATTAACTATTGCAGGTAATTTATCTGCTACACGTATAGCAGGACCATTAACAACTAACGTACAACCTAATATCACTAGCGTAGGTACACTAACAGCGTTAACTGTAAATGGTGTAACTTCATTAGGACCTATAGGCAATGTAAAAATTACAGGCGGTACTAATGGGTACGTATTGTCAACAGACGGTATAGGAAATTTAAGTTGGGTTGCACAATCAGGTAATGGAGGAGGCAATGGCTCTCCTGCAGGTAGCAATACTCAATTACAATTTAACAATGCAGGTAGTTTTGGTGCAAGTCCTAATTTAGCATTTAATTCTGCTACTAATTTCTTGTTAGTGGGCGGTAATGCTACAGTCACTAACACTATTACTACAAATACATTAAATTCAAATGTAATAAATGCTACTAACGTTGCTATATCATCAAATCTAACTGTACCTACTATTAATTCTAATAGTATAACAGCAGGCAATATCACCGGCACGTTAACAACTAATTCTCAACCTAACATAAACTATCTAGGTAGTTTGGGATGGTTGAATGTAGATACCGATCTTCCTAATTCTAACGGAAATATAACATTCAACGGCAGTATATCAGGCGTAGGTGCCGCAAGCCAGATCACAATCACAGGCAATATCAATGCAGGTAATTATGTAGAAGCAAATTACTTTGTTGGAGAGATCGCAACTAATAACCAACCATATATTACTAACGTTGGTTCACTGACATCATTGACTGTTGTAGGTGATAGTAATTTAGGCAATGCGGGTAATGTAAAAATATTAGGGGGTACAGCAAATTATGTACTCAGCACAGACGGCGCCGGAAATCTAAGTTGGGTATCTCAAGTAGGTGGTAATACTAGTCCCGGAGGACTTAACACTTATATTCAATTTAATGACAATGGTGTTTTTGGCGGAGATAACACTCTCACTTGGAATAAGAATACCGATACGTTGTTTGTAGGTGGAAGTGCTAATATATCAGGTGTTGCTAAAGCCGATATCTTTAATGCTACAGCCCCTCAAGGAACTTCACCATTAGAAGTGATAAGTACCACTCCAGTAGCAAATCTAGGTGTACAGACTGCGGATACAGTACGTAATGCCGCACAACCAAATATAACAAGTGTAGGTACGCTCAGTTCATTAGCAGTTTCTGGAAATACAAGCACATCGAATTTGAATGTCATCAATACATTCAATGCAGGGAATATCACTACTCCGGGCACAATAGGAACTACAAATCTCAATGTCACTGGTAATGGTAACATCAGCGGCAATACAGTTGTAAGCGGATCAGGAACATTATCGATCAATGGTAAATTCAATTCTGCCGGATCTAGCAACGTCAATCTAGGTAATATAGCAAATATACACATATCCGGTGGTATCAATGGATATGTATTGGCTACTGACGGTAACGCTAATCTATTCTGGACTGCAGGTGGCGGAGGTGGCGGTAATGGAACACCGGGCGGTAGTAATACACAGATTCAGTATAACAATGCTGGAACGTTCGGAGGAAGCCCGGCATTTACTATCGATGCGCCAAACGCTAATGTAAGATTAGCAGGGAATCTGACCACGAATTCATTCACGATTGGTTCAGGAGTTTATGAATTCAGTCGCTCAAACGTGTTTTTTGCTACAACCATTGATACATCGACACAAACTCTATTAGCGATACCAGCAAATGACATAGCTGCAGTAGATTATACTATTATTTCTACTGATGGCATAATTAGAAACTTTATAAAAATATCTGCCGTTGTATCTAACGGCGTTTTGAATTACGTAGAGTATAGCACTCTACCAGTAAATGGGTACACCGGCGACTTTGTTGTATCATATGACAGCGGAAACATAATCACTCCGCCTACAATACAGTTGACGATGACGCCGCAATCAGCAAATTTGATGACTCATAAGATGTCTGTAACGACATATAAAGAGTGATAAATGATAAATAGAAATAACGGAGATTAGTAATCATGGCATTAAAACCACTCAATTCAGTAGGCGGTTTCTCAGTAGGAGAAGTCCCGGCAAATGTGATACTTGCAAACGCAGATATCACAGCAAATAAAGGTACGTTCGTAGGAAACGTTGCAGTAAGCAACTCAAATGCCTCGTATGGTATCTTAACAGACAATCTATATTATAGTAACGGTCAACCCTGGGATTTGCAAGAGGCTGCAGGTAGTAATACACAGATTCAGTTTAATAATAATAATGATTTTGGTGCAAGCGCAAACTTT